GTCCATGAAAATCTTTACAAAATCCATCCCGTCTTTCACGTATAGTTTCACATCTACAAAAACATTTTTGTGCAATAATATTACCACTTATGTAAAACCATACATGATTTGAGCTATGACACCTTTTTAAATTTTCACAATACTTAGACGTTGTAGAAACTAAGTACGTATTATTATTTTTAAAAATTTTAGTTACTAAAGCATCATCTTGTCCTTCCATGTTTTTTTGAATAAATTCTTCAATCATTGATTTTAGCACTTCATTGTGAAGTTCATCTTTTGTTTGTGCAACAGAAAATGATCCTTCTTTTATAATAGAAGAAGGTGGTTCTATGAACACGTTTTGTTCTCTGTCTGTTCGAATTGAAGACATCTTTAAAAATTCTACATTTGGTTTTTGATCAATTTTAAGCAATGTACTGAGAGGACCATGTTTATAAATAAATAATGGAAGATATGCAACCTGTGTAATTTTACCTGTATTGTTACAATCTTCACATCCATTACCACCACATGTCATATGTTTGGCCATTTTATGTGACCACGGCATTCGAAAACCACTTCCTTTTGTTTTTCGAATAGCACATCCATAAACTGCAGAGTCGATAATTTCATTCCAGTCTATTTTAGCTTTTACTTTAGAAAGAGATATGAGAATATGTTCTCGGAGAGCAAGAGCTGAAATTTGATCTACAACAAAACCCGGCCAGTTTAGATGTACACCGGTTTTTACTAAACCGTTAACATTTTTAGGGGGTGACACAGAAATAAGACAGTCTTTTCCACCATGTCGTTTTACTTTGTCACAAATAATTTTACATATATTCTTAATTTCTTCTATACTTAACGAAGTTTCATCTTTATAGTCTATGTCAACAAAGAAATTATAATATTCAGTTTTTTGTTCCACTACGTAAAGTTTCTCTTTATTGTTCACAGCCTCTATATATTTTTCATAGAAGTCATTCAATTTATCGAAAGGAACGGAAAGGACACCTCCATCCATGAGTACATGCGATAAATTGGATGCATTGTTAAAATTTTGTTGATTGCACCACTTTTTGAACATACATTAGTATTAATCTTCTTCTCTAAACCATCTCATACAAGATACGTCTGGGTATTCTTTAGATTCTGATAGTTTCTTTTTAAAAGTTAAAAGTTCGTATACAGTTTTTTCTTTATTTTCTTCTATCCATAAGTTAACCTCTTCATCACAATAACCTCTATTTGTTTTAAGAAGATCTCCAATTTGTGTTAAAATGTAAGCTTTAGACTTCATTCTACTTTATAGAAAAGGTTTTTCTATTTAAATAAGTTACACACGAATAAAATTCTGGATTTCTAATTATATTATCTACAATAAGTTTCCATCTTTTACGTGTATTAAATTCTTCGATTGTATCAAAACTCATAAAATCATTTTCATCTAAAGTTTTTTTAATTGGTTGTTTGTTTATTTTTTTTATATTTGTTTTGTGTTTTTCTTCGTAAAATTTTCTTACAAATTCATTTTGCTGTGTTCTGTTATAATTAACAAAAAATACGTATACGTTATATTCAAGATCTACTAACGGACTTTCTTTAACTGTAAACTTAAATTCCGTATATTCACCGTTTTTTAAAGAAATAACACCTCTGGTTTCTTCTTCAAGTTCTCTTAAAGCACATCTTAAAGGGTTATAAATTTCTCTTCTCCTGCAACCTCCAGTTACAAAAATCCAGTCTTTAAATCTTCGATCTCTTACAGTTAAGAATCGAGGCTTTTCGTCAGCAAAGCTGACTGGTATAGCTATAGCTTTGTATTTTTTCATTGCGCATTCGCAAGTTATAATAAACGAATATCATTATTCCTCGGTCTTTTCTTCAGTAATTTCCTCAGTCTTTTCGGTTTGAGTTTCAGTTTTAATATTAATTCTTTGATTTTCCGTTGCACTGAGTTTTTGAACAAGGTGACTGGAAAAATTTTTGAGATTTTCAACATCAGTTTTTGCTTTATTCATTTCCTTAAATAAAAAAATAATAGCGGCTACACATACAACTGTAGAAATCATCATAAGAGTTTCTCTGTCCATAGAAATCATTATACACTATATTGACTTATTCTTTTTAAGTATTCTACACAATAGAACCCATTTGTGTTCTACCTGGGGGAGGACAATCATATGGACTTTGAGCAAATTGAACGGATTGGTAATGCGCATTTTCACAAGATTTTTGTGTTGGTGGTGTAGGTTGAACCACAAACTTTTCAAGTGTCCTGGATTTAGGATCATACGTCAATACAAATACGATGGCGAGTAGGAAAACTACGTTCCAAAACATTTATTATTTACAAAGAGAATTAGTTACTGTAGAGGAGTCCTCCCATACCATTTTCTATACGTAAAATGTTGTAGTTAACCGCATAAATTGCATCATTAGAACTATTGCGATCATTCACTATACGAGCTGAGTCAAGTCGACTGAAATTTAAACTTCCTGTGGGTTGATGTTTACCCGTATCAAGGCAGAATGGATAAACAAACAGATCAGCTCCTGGAGTAGAGTTACCGTGAGAAGTGTGATAGTATAAAGGAACGGCGGAAAAGTTGGGAACACCAAACTTAAAGTCGGCTACATCCGTACCGTTTATTTGGAGCTTGATTTTGTTATCAGTAGTACCATCATTACCTAAAATATTTACACCAGAAGCATTACCGGCGCAAAGGTACTTAACTGGATGGTTGAAATTAAGCTCCTGTATTTTTTGAGAGGATGCGGTAGCTTTTTGTACTTGTGTAATAAGCATATTCTGGGGTGTAGAAACGAACATTTCGCGTTCTTGTGTATCAAGATACGCATAGTTGGCATAAACCTCCCATTTGCTACCAGCAGCATTGGCACCCCATGTAATGCGTAATTCTACATCATGATATTGTAAAGATACAAGTGGGATTGCAGACTGCCAATTTTCGCAGAACGCAAATCTGAGTGGGTAGAAGGATGACGCGTTTATACCGTCATAGAGTTGAGAAGACATAGATTTGGAAGATGAGGTTGCAGAAAGTGTGGGTGCGATGAGTGTAGAGTAAGTAACATCTTGATCATCAATAACTTGACCACCGACTAACAGTTCTACTTTATCAATAACCGTAGACCAATTTGTAGTAAATGAGTTTGCACCGGTTCCATTACCCTTTATAGGCATTAAATATACATAAGTGAGCATGTCACCTTTTCGCTCGAAGCGGACCGTCGACATACCATTTGCAGATACATTACCTTGAATGACCTGACGTTCAACAGTTTGAGAAAAGTTTGTGTGGCGTTTATAGGTAGACCTAAAGAAAGAGACCTCGGGCTGACCAACGAGGTGCACATCCTGAGCGCCGACGGCGACGAGTTGGGCGATACCTCCAGACATTTTATAATATAGTAAGAGTTTTTTTATTAACGTTTACTACAGTATAAAAATTATGCTTTCATCATGAAAACCTTAACAGTATGATACGGATCCAGGCTCCATGCAGCCCCCTGTCCCGTCTCCTGCACAGTTATAGTATGTTGATGATTCCCAATACCACCAACTTGAACGCCGTGAGTGTGTGTTTCATCATAACCTTGGTATTGATGGCCATGGGTAGCAGCACCTGAATAGACACCTGCTGCATCATAACTTGTAACAATTGGAATAACATTCCACTGATAGTTGTTGTGTTCACGTCCCTGAGCTGGTTGCCCTTTTACATATATACCACCATATACCGTGTGTGAATGACTACTGACGTTCACAGGGTGACCATGACCACCGGCGCTGCTACTGGTGTGAGTATGAGATCCACCAGTAGCAACATTAAAAGAGTGACTATGAGATCCACCATTTCCGCTATTAGCATTATGAGTATGTGAACCCATTTCCGCCACGTTTAATGTTTTTTGACTTGCACCACCCCCTGGACCAGGGGCTGGACTTACGTTACCCGCACCCTTTATAAATTTAGATCTCAAGTCCGGTGTACCATTGGTTCCATCACAAAAATACCACCCTGTGGGAATAGTATTAATACTACCATTCCATATCCAAATTGTTCCACTTGGTACAAATGATTTTGTAACTCCATTTACAACAATTTCCGTAGTCTTAGTAACTCCATTTACAAATAAATTATCGCTTCCTGGATCATCTGTCCCGATTCCGATGTTTCCACCAAAAATATGTATTTTAGTCGACATCTATTACTAATAATATAAGATCTTTTAAATTTTCATAATCCACGCTAAAACATGATAAGGTGGTTCTAATTCAAAAGAATTAGCCGCCGCTGATTCATCGAATGTTATTGTGTGAGAGTGTTGTTGTGGATTGGCTTGACCTACGTTACCTGTATGACTATGAATTCCACTTTGGCCACTCGCGTGAGTGTGTTGACCACCACTTTGAAACGACGCTCGTGATTGAGAATATTCAGCTATAACATTTATAAATGAATATTGCGCCGGATTTGCTTCACGAGCTTGTCTAGGTTGATTTGCCGTCATAATCCAATAGTCACCGTATACAGTATGCGCATGATTCCCACCATTTGTATTATGGGTGTGTGATCCTGCACCATTAATATCAGAATGGCCCTGTTGATTTTGATGACTTTGTTGATTATTATGGACCCCAAAACCGTGATTAGTATGCTGTCCACTTTGCGTATCAGTACAGCTATGTGTATGTGCAGGTAGCTCTCCTACATTTAAAGTTTTGTTATGTGCACCAGCTGTCTGACCAGGGGATGGATCACCCGATGAAGCCGAACATTTAATATAACTATCTCTTAAATCCG